CCGCTAGTTTTAAAGCACGGCCATATTCTTCAACAGCTTGTTTCGATATATCAGGTAGTCTGTCATACATACTTTTAGCCATTTTATATCCCATACCCATTGGTGTAGTTGTTTTATATAAAGATTCTGCAATATCTTTTACTGTTTCTCTAACTTTTTCAAAACCTGTAGGTGTAACCATTTCTTCATCCATAGTTATATCGTATTCATCCTCTACTTCTTCCATAGGTGCAGGTGATTCTACTTCACCGCCGTCTGCTTTTTTAACTCTTTTTAAAACATTTAAGAACTCAGAATGTCTAGGATGTCCTGATGCTGCATCAGCATTCATGTCATACATTTTTTTCCAACCTTTGTACTCAGGTGACTTTTTAATTTTTTTCATTTCTTCAGGAGTAACACCACCTGCTCCTATAATACCGCCATCTTTTGCTCCCTGGTACTCGATGCTTTGTGATGTAACAAAGTCTTCTAATTCATTCGGACCCATTTGTTGATCGCCAAATGTATCACCTACGTTGCCATAATATTGTTTTAAGTATGGTTGCAATCTTACAATTCTGTCTTGATACTCCTCTTCTGTTTCATCAGCACCTTTTGCTAGTAGACCACCTAACAAACCTGATGCTGCACCTATACCTAATAAACCCTGACCCGATGTTAATCCTGAAAAAAGTTTACTACCTGTTACAGCATTTTTAGCTTTGCTAAACATAGAAGCTAGTCCTTTACCTTTACTTAAAATATTTCCAAATTTAAAACCACCTGCACCAAACCCTCCACCTAGTCCATATGCACCTAAGGCAGCTAGACCTATCTTACCAATAGGGCTTTTAACTATTTTCTTAATTGGTCTAGTTATTTTTTTAACTAAACTACCTAATCCGTATAATTGTCTGGGTTCTTGCATTCTTGAAATTGCCATAGTTTTCTAAAATATCCTATTTTTAATCGTTTTACAACTCCTTCGATTCAGCGCCAATATTAATTTGGGCTACCTTAACATGTACATCTCTTCTTATATGCTCTCTTTGTGTAGCAGTATTAGGGTCATTTACATCAGCATCTGCTTCAGCATCTGACATATATTCTTTTCCTGTCTCCATATTAGTTAGAGTAATCTCTACTTCAGGGGTAATAACTTTTGTTTTTTTACCCTCTATTACCTTAATTTCTTCTTTAGCTTCTTGTTCTATGAATGGCATATTTCTCCTATGATCGACTAATCTGTAGTACAGATGCTGTCATCTTTATTACATTAGTCTGTGTTGTTTGCATTTTTAATATATCTCCTGCTTCCAAGATAAGGACGTTATTAAACGTAAGTAAATCAACCCCATCGCTTGGTGTAACATTAGACACATCGAATTCAAAGTCAGTTGAGGAACTAGCATTAAATACTTTAATAGTAACATCTAGCGCACTCCCATGTGTATTGAATAATTTAATTGTTTTAACAATACTTGTTGTAGCGTCAGGTGATGTATACATACTGACATCACTTCCTGAAGCATTGATAGTTGCTTGAATATTTTTATATACATTAGCCATTACTGTGAAAAGAAAGTAAACCTTTCTGTTTCTTCTTTTTGTTCCTGTAAAAATGTTGAGTTTAATTGTTCAACGATTGCTCTTAATGCTCTAGCAATCTGTCGTTGGTTATCAACTTCGTATCGTTCTTTTGGTTCTGGTATTCTTACTATTACCCTTGTCATTATATCAACCTCTGTTCTACTTGTCTTAATACTTCTTTATTAAACTCAGGTACATTTATACCAGCGTTAGCTAAAAATCCTTTAGCTACACCATCACCATTGTAATCTGCAAATTCAATATCTTTAATAAATATTCTTCTACCTGTTGTATCTAGTGAATACACAACCGGTATCTTATCAATCTTAACGGATAGAGGACTATCTTGAACCATAATAAATTTACCATCTTCTTTAACATAGTGACTACCTGCAACAGTAACGCCTTTGTAATCGTGAATCTCGTCAGACGCTTTAAATTGGAATACACCTGTAACTTCACCACCTTTAGTATTATCGCCAAGTTTAATATTTTTAATTTTCTTCTCACTGCCATTAGCCATTTGCACAAGAGTATTTGGATCAAAACAAAATCCACCGTATCCACCTTCTCCTCCATCGTCTTTGCCATTTTTACCACCACCATTTTTACTTGAACCACTCCAACCGGTATCGGTATGCGGGTTATGAGTACCGCCTGTATATCCTTTTGATTTACCATAGTTAGAATGTGGATTAACAGTTCCTGTTTTAGTTCCTTTTTCTGCACCTTGATTAATTTTATCCTCATTTCTATTAACTCTAGCTTGAACTTTAGCAGTTTCTCTTTGTCGTTTTTGTTTTTCTTTAAGTTCTTTTATTTTCTGAGTTTTTGTTTTTACTTTGTTAAAGTTTATTTTTGCTAAATTTATATTTTTTAAATTACCAATTAAATTAGTTGTTACACCATATTTATCTTCTATATCTTCTTCAGTAACTGTTCCATCCATTATACCCTGTATATCACTTTTACTTATACCGTATTTTTCTCCTAACGTTTCTGATATTTTATCTGATCTTTTATCAAAAGTTTTATCAGTCATTTGTGATAAATTATATCCAGCCATAATTCCTTCAGGTGTATTATAACCTTTAGGACCGGCTACTATTCTGCCAATGTCATCAGTTAAAACACCCATACCTCTTGCTTGATTTTCCATAATTGCTCTTTGATTTATAGGCAACATAGACCCTATTCCTTTTGCAATTCCTTTAACAGCTCCAAATAAAGGATTCAGTGCAAAACCAACAGCTTGAGTTAGAGGATTATTTAAAACTTTATTAAAAGCAGCCGGAATCCCTGTTTTAGGCACACCTGTATTTACTCCATAGTATTCAGGGTACATGTCCATTTCTTTTCTTTGTGCTGTGCTAAGTTGGTTAGGATTTATTACACCAAAATCTTGAAAAGCTCTAAGATCATAGCTAGGTTTAAAGTCAGTTCTTATTTGATTCATGTTTGGATTATATGGATTAAAACCACCGCCTCCACCTTGTCCACCACTAAATATTCCTGTTTGTCCAGGAGGTGGTTGATTTACATTTGGCACACCACTTTTACCACCCCCTAAATAATATTGATATAAATCATATATCCTATTAGGCGTAGGTGCATAATTCTGCATAAAGTCTACTACTGGTTTTACCATTATCTTCTCCCGTCAGGTTGTAAGTCTATTCTAACTGTACCAAATCTCCATGTTTCTGCTGTAGAACTATTAGAGATCTGAATGTTAGCAAAACGACCACGTGCTCGTGTATCTACTTTAGTCGTTGATGACGTTAATGTAAAGGGACTATAGGTGCTAGCAGTATCTGTCTGTGCAGGAAAATTCTTTATGCCCACTGTTAGTGTAGCATTTCCTGTTAGAACTTTAAAATTAGGTAGTATTCTTCTCATAGCTAAGAAGAACTCACCATTTCCTTGAACATCTAAATCAAAGTCATAAGATTTTATATTTGATGCAATAGCTGTAGTTGAGCCATCAGGATTAATCTGATCAGTGCCAACCTCGTGTTCAAAATAAGTTGTTTGACCTAGTCCTGTTTCTCCTACGACACTAGGAAAAGTACCTGTGGCTGAGTCATTAAATTTAGTTGCAAAAGGTTTTGGATATACAATAGAGTCAACCCAAGTAGTTCTTGGTTCACTTCCTGTATACCATATTAAACCATTTTGTGGATTTGATTCACCATAATTATAAACTACATATCTATTGTTGTAAGCAGATCCTGATGTTGGATACCACCAAACAACTTCAGAAAATAAGTTATTAATACCTGCACAAACTTGTTGGCCTTTTGTTGTATCAAAGTCATCGTAAACATAATCTTCAACAGAAGATAATAATGTTTTAACCGTACCATCAAAAGCAAAGAAACCATTATTGCTTATCCAATAAGCAATACCATCTATTTCTACAGCAGCGTTCTGTCCTATCAATCCACAGTTTGTACCTACTTGATCAAATCCAAAAGTAAATGGAGCTCCAACAAACTTCATGGTGTATAAAGCATTGTCAGTCCATACCAATATATTTTCTTTAGCAACTAAAGCACCCATTATTTTAGTGCCATCTTGTAGTCTTTGAGAACCTGCTGAATTAATAGCTGTAGGTGTATAATCATTAATTGATTCTTGATCTGAGAATCTAATAAACATATCATCTTGAGTAGTTGGATCACCAATAGTTGTTTCGGTTCCAAAATGAATTAAGTGTCTTGTTGTTGGTGATATCAAAGTTAATCTTGATGCAGTAGGATTACCTAAAGTACCACTGATAGCTGTAGAAAAATTAGTAGTTGTTTTAGATGCTCTTGTTGAAAAGTTAGTTGCAATAGAAGAGTCCCAAGTAAAAGTTTCACCATTAGCAATAGTTGCAACTAATAC